CCGTAGTAAACTGCTTCAACAAGATCTGCAAGGTCACTTTCACAACTGCCAAATCTCAATTTCTCTGCATCAAATTCTTCGTCGGTATCTAAGAACCAAACTGCAAACGTACCTTTCTCTGAACTGTGGAATGCTAATACAGGCACTGTTTGGTCTGCATATTCCTCACTAATTTCATCTGAACTATAACATTCTCTGCTGTACATGTGAGTAGGTTCAACAGTGATTTCATTTTCCCATGCCCAATCATCTGAACCGTCAGTTGGTACAGGGATAATTGTCCAAGTGCCATCTGAGTATGTGCCATTTTGATGTTCAAGGTCATCAACGTCATGCCAGTAACTGTCTAACATAGGTGGTGCATCAGGATTCTGTAATGCATCCTCTGGTTCTTCATCACTGTAATCATCAAAATCTGTTACTGCTTCTATGAGGTCTTCTTGATCCTCATGTTTCCAGTACTCTACAAATGCTTCTGATACTTCCCCGATGGTTAATTCACCACCGTAGTTGCCTGCTTCAATTCTATATCTATATTTTGCCATCATAAACTCCTTGGTATAACTCTAATTCCGGATGAGCAAGTATTATAACGTGAATACTTGTTTGTGTCAAGAAAACCTGTTACCCAAACTGCATCACCTTTCTGATATTGTAAATTTGGATCTACTTCTTGAATTATACTTCGTGCTTTGCCTTTGACTTCTATGATCAATTCAATACCATTTCTATCTTTGGATTTGCTAACAGCATTACCAACAGCATCACCTATAACTGCTCCTGCAAGTGTGGCTACTAATTGTGTTGCATCGTTCTCATCTTCTGTTGCTTCATTGGCTATATATCCGCCAATGCCTGCACCAACTGTTTTTGATGTTTGTCTACTTTCTTCTAACGTTACATTAAGTAGATCAATTATTGTGCCTGCGGTTACAGGGCATGAGTCTCTGGCATCACCAATGCTTGGAGCAGTTGGTGTGTAAGAGTTGCCAGTGGCACATGCCTGTAATAACATTACTAAACTGATAGTGAATAATTTGTTCATAGTGCTAAATTTATTTCTTCCCATGGTAATCCATTGTTCTTGCCAAAGTGTCCATATACTGTTGTTTGTGTGAGGTCTAATGAAAATAGATCAAACCTATCAACAATACCTTTGGGTGTTAAGTCTACTTTAGAGCAAATCAAATCTGCTAAGTCGGTTCTAACTTCACCGTCAGCATATACATAAACACTGGTTGGTTCTTTAACACCAATAGCATAACTTAATTGTACTGTGCAATTTTCTGCTTTACCTGATGCTACAATGTTCTTTGCCAAATAGCGAGCCATATATGCGGCTGATCGGTCGACTTTAGTACAGTCCTTACCGCTAAATGCACCCCCACCATGTGGAGCATACCCGCCATAAGTATCAACAATAATTTTACGTCCAGTAAGTCCAGTGTCTCCATCTGGTCCTCCTATTACAAATCTGCCTGTTGGGTTAATTAAAAATTCTGTGTCTTTGAGATCGTAATCTGTAATCTCTTCTCTGATAATTTGTTCAACCCTATCACGTACCATTTGTGTGCTTACATCATCGCTATGCTGTGTGCTACACACAATCTTAGTAATTGCTTCTGGTTGATTAGTTCCGCTGTATCTGAATGTAACCTGTGCTTTGCTGTCAGGTCCTAACCATTCTTCGCCATTTTCTCTTTCAATTTGCAGTCTGTGTAGGATCTTATGACTGTAGTAAATAGCACTTGGCATGTAACGGTCTGTTTCTTTACATGCATAGCCAAACATAAGTCCTTGATCACCTGCACCAAAATCATCTGTGCCTAATGCAATGTCTGGTGATTGTCCGTGTAATTCATTATAAACTTTTAGATTTTCCCAATGGAAACCTTCCTGTTCATAACCAATCTCTTTTACTACAGCACGAATAATCTCTTCGATCACTGATTTGTTAAACTTATCACTTTTGTATTCACCTGCAACTGTGACCATATTTGTTGTTACCAATGTTTCAATTGCGGCTCTATGATTAATATTGCCGTCAATCAAATATGTTGCTATAGCATCAGAAATTAAATCTGCTACTTTGTCTGGGTGTCCAATGCTTACACTCTCACTTGTAAATTCATAACTCATAATTTTTCCTTTGATTAAGATTTGCTCCATTCTGCGTCCTGCTGTTGAGGACTAATTTGTACAACATCATCTGCTGTTTCGATACCTTCTATGAAATACATCCACGAGTCGCCACGTGTTGTTTTAACTTTTTTACGGTTATAGAAATTAGGATATCCTTCGATGCCATCCAATACCTTCATGGTTGCTTTGTTGACGTCCCACACTTCACCCACAATGTTTTGTTTACCTTTGATGCTTACTGCAGGAAAGGCACCTAAGTCATATAGTGCGTATGTGGAATCTACTGTTGTTGCGGTACCAACAAATTTAGAGCCTTCTCCAAAGAAGTCTAATCCTCTAATGTTGTTACCTTTTTTTAAAGTTCCGTATACAAATACTTTAGCCATTTAATTTTTCTTCGAGTGTTTTAATGCGTTGATTCATTACTGTTAATAATCTACTGCTATCTGCATCCATGGGCACTGCTTGGCTTGTTATAGCCATGCCTTCCAACTCGTCGATTCTGGCGTTGAGATCAGCAATAATTATGTTCTTGTCGTTAAGCACTTCAAGTAATTCTGCCTTTGTCATCTGCGTGGTACTCTTTTTCATACTACTACTTAGTTCCTATGTGTGGTTAACAGTTGTTTTATTGAATTAGCACACATTATACAAATTCCTTGAGGACAGTTATAATTATTTTACCGTACTTGGTAAAGAATCCAACTTCATCATTGATTGCTAAGCCTGAATGGGCGGCAATAATTTGTGCTGTTTCAGTGTCTAATAGAGAACCTACAACTACCACAAACCCTATGGTTGATAATAATTGTATACTTCTATCATGTGCGATAAGGCCGTACACTATAAAGCATACAGTACCTGTGAATATTAGTCCCAGTGATGCTAACAGCATTTCCTCTGAACTAATTGTAAGTTGCATAGAAAGACCAACAGCAACAAAAACAGTTGCCACCCACTTAACCACATTTGAAATGCTGTTAAGTAAATTTTGTTTTTGCTTCTTAGTCATTATGCACTTTGCGTTTGTTTGTATTCAGCCATTGCTTCTTTGATCATAGTCCTAAACTCGCCCATCAAACTCCAAGCATTGTAATCGCCTGTTGCTTGAATGTCAAATCCGTAACCTGACTTAGTCGGCTTACCTGCTCTGAACTCTTCTGTTACATAACCAAACACTACCTTGTAGTATTTGTTCTCATAAAAGTTACCACGGTTATCTCCGCTGATCCAAAATGCATCATTGTTATTAGCAACCGGAGTTAACTTAGCACCTGTGCAATGCACAAGGAACTTCTTCATTTGCTCTGTGGTCTGAATGTCAGAAGCAAGAACAGTTGTATTTCTATCCTTAATCATTATACATTCCTCACAACGTTTTCGTTACCATGGTCGATAATGTTACCGTTCTCATCTCTACCAGGTGATGATGAAGCATGAATAATGCTGTCAAAATCTCTAACGTTGATACCAGTTCTGTTAAAAACACTGTCAATAACTCTGTCTCTCATAATCTTCATATGAGGAACATTAATACTTACAGGGTATTCAGAACCTTCTGGGTGGTCTACATTCTCTTCATGACTGTACCACATTTCTTCAAGTGCTGTAAGTTGAATATTAGCACTATCATCATTGTTTGCATTATAGCAAGTCAATGACCCGATATGGTAACCTGGTATAGATACAATCTTGTCCGGGTTTTGGTTTGTTGTGTTAACGTTTTGCATAAAATCTCCTACTACTTTATTTAAACTATACATATATTATAACAAATTTCTGCGATCTGTCAACCGTTTTAGGCTAACAAATCGCATGTTATAATTACATACTCCAATAAGATTCGCTTAGTGGTGACAAGTAGTGAGGTTGATTAATACCTTCAGTTACAGTAATTTTCTTACCAGTACCCGGACAAGTACCTGTTCTGGTAATCATCGGCTCTTTGTACTCTGCTAAAGGAACAACCTTATAGTTGTTTACATCAGCACGGTGAGTTCTGCCTAACGCCTTATCAGTTGCGTCTCTGAAGTGGTTATAGTAAGGTGAGTAAAACTCTGACTTACCAGACTTGACAACTGCTTTTACATCAGCAATTGCTTTGTTATAGAACTTGATAGTTCTTGTGATTCCTGCCTTAGCCGCACCAGCACTTTTGTACTCGGTACTTGCATAAGATCTTTTGCTTGGCTCTCTGTGGATTGAACCGTTCTTCTTATTTACTATTACAAACATAAAAACTCCTACCTTTTTATTTAATCTATACATATATTATAGCAAATTTTGAGGATCTGTCAACCTTTTTTATGTGTGTAAGTCATTGATTATACAGTCATTCTGTAATCAGTTAACGTTCCTGTTAATGATGATAAATAATTCTGTAACATAATTGTAACATTACAGTTGCAAAAACGTAACAGTGCCCTTTAGGGTTAAAGTTACATGCATTTGTAATACAGTTTGGTTACCAAATTAAGGAGAATAAAATGGCGAATCCATTAGGAATAGTAGCCAGATTAACTCGTCCATTACGTGACACGGCATCTGACTACTTCGAAAAATTTGACTCTATAATGAAATCCGGACATATGGAAAACATATTGCCTCGAGTTTCATAATTTAGTTGACATAAAAAAAGGGCCTCAATGGCCCTTTTTTGTTACCTTAAGGATAAAACGGATTATCTGTGATATACGCAGGCCATTCAGTGTCTACTTTCTTTTGTTTTTCAACATGCGGAAAGTGGTATAGTCTTGCCATAGCCTTTTTATTCTTTAGGGTTCTTTTGATAGCACGTTTGAGTTGTGCTACTTCTTGATACTTAGTCATGTCATCTCCAATAGAGATGCGTTCCTTCGGCTTCATTGCCTACTTCCGTCTGTTTCCAGATGAACGTAACAATGCGTTCCTTCGTCTACTGACTACTTCCGTTCACTTAGAGTGAATGAACGATGTAATTTGCATTACACAAATATTTATCATTTATAGTAAGCATTATCCTTGTTAGAGTGATCAGTAACATCTAATACACCCTTTAGCTCTGGTATGCTTTCAAGTAATGTGTTCTCAACACCATGCTTTAGTGTTAGGTCCACTTGGGCACATCCTTGGCACCCACCACCAAAACTCAATACTGCTACATCGTCTTTGGTAATTTCTACAAGATTAACTTCTCCGCTGTGTGCGGCAAGTCCTGGGTTTACTTCATTCCACAATAGATAATTGACTTTGTCTTGTAATGTTGCATCTTCTCCCAACTTAGTCATCTTGCTGTTTGGTGCTTTGATTGTTAGTGTACCTGACCCTAACTCTGTGTTGAAGTCTACTAATGCTTCTTCTAAAAACTTAATGCAGTCGTTGTGCAAATACACTGCAAGTTTACCATGCTCTTCGAGTGTTACATCTGCAGGTGGATTGTCTGCTTTCACGTATGTCAGTATGGTTTCTGCTTTAGGTGTTCCTGGGTTGTCCACAAACATCCTAACACCAATCGTGTTCTCTTGTTTTTCTAATAGGTTAACTAAAAAGTCTTGTGCAGATTCGCTGACTGTGATTGTATTCATGTTTGATCCTTTTGTATATAAAATGTTTCTATGGAACTCTTCTCTAAGAATTCACTGCCTGTTCCTTTTGCGGCATCGTATTTTTTACTATAGTATACTTTACTTATGCCTGCTTGGTGAATTAATTTAGCACATTCGATACAAGGTTCGTGTGTGCAGAACAACGTTGCGTTTGTACTGCTTTCATTACTTTGTGCTACTTTGGCTATGGCGTTTGCTTCTGCATGTAATACCTCAGGCCTTGATTTCATTTCGTAGCCGCCATCCTCATACTGGTATTCATCTTCGCATCTATTATCCCATCCACTGGGCATACCATTATATCCAATGCTTATAATACGATTGTCCTTTACAATGATTGCACCTACTTGGGCACGTTTGGCACTGCTAAGTTGTGCAAATCTTTCTGCTACATCGAGGAATGCATCTACATATTTTAGTTTCATTTCTGTTCTCTTTTAATATTTTTTATAGTTATATCCGTTCCTGGTATCTTGCCTTGTGCTATCCATTCCAAACATTTACCACATTTTGTTCCACACACTTTTATTAGTTCTGGTTTATCTTTGAGCATAGAATCTGTAATTTGATTACAGATGCAAACATACACTACTTTACCCCAAATCTACTATACTTGTACCATGCTCTTTCGTGCCAATAGTACAACACCATTTTTGTTAAAACTTCTATGCTGGCAATACTTGCCGCAAATGAAAACGTGCCTGTGATAATCCATGCAATAATAAATGTATCAGTTGTTGCAAGAACACGCCATGTTAATGTTTTTGCTAAATGACGTTTCTTGGAAATACTTTTCATTAGTATTTGTAACCTACATTAAAACTCAATACGTTATTGCTCTCAGGATCTTGTGTGTATCTATTTCTAAGACCAACTGTTAAATTAGTACCAATTAAATATGTAATATCAGTCTCACTTTTTAAGTATGTTTCTGTGCCTGATTCAAACAATAGTTTATTAGATACTTCAAGTGCATCAGATAACTTATATGAGGATGTAATATTTTGTCTAAATATTGCTTCATCAACAAAGTCGTTTGTTAACAATGCAATAGAACTCTCTGTGCTTAATTTAAAGTTTTCTGTGCTATACCAGTTGTAACCTACACCGCTACCAAACACAGTCCTATCACCTGAGCTTCTAAATTTATCTGTGTCGTAACTGGTGATTGCAAATGCATAAAATTCTTCACTGAACTTGTAATTGTATTTTCCCACTGTGTTAAACTTGTCTAACTTAACAACGTTATCGCTTTCCTTATAAGTGTAGTCTACAGATACATTAAACGATTCCCATTTCTGATCCCAACTTGCATTAAATGTACTGTCAGTGTCATTTACAAATGTTCCACCCACTTTGATATTGCCTGTTGCGTTTACTTCCCAAGTAAACAGCATACCTAATACAATAGCAAAAATTATAGTTATTTTTCTTTTCATCCTTTGTACCTCTCGGATAAGTATTGTTCGTGTTGTTTCCACTCCCCGTTGTCTATGAATCCCCACTCTCTTACTGATGGACCGGGAATGAATAAAGTCCATACATCAGTGCCAGGCTCCAACTCAATGCGGTGAAGGCTACGACTGCCAGCAAAGCGGACAGTTCCGGGTGATTGCCACTTTCGCTCGCCAGTTGGTTGATGCTCCCAATACCCACCTTTAAGGATAATAGTGCAATAAGGCCAAGGATGGTCATGTAAATCATCTGGATCTCCTTTATGAAAGTTGTGTAAAAATATATTAAATGGGAACCACTTGCGTTCTTTAATGAACAAGTAGTATCTGGTTAGATATGGCTCATTGCTGAGTCTATCCATTATTACTCTTTTGCGACCCAATCGGTCTAAAAGTCTTAGTAAGATTTTCATAGTGATATTATAGCACTTATAGAGTGCTTGTCAAGTATTATTTGCTGATAGTTTGTGAATTTTGGCTTAGCATACGATTAGCGACATCATACAGTACAACCACTGTTAATCCACTGGCAAGCAATCTCATATCAAATAATAATGCTTCTGGACTAAATGGTGGGAACCACTGTCCGGCATTTGCCATTACATGCCATACTAACCAACTACTGCCCAATGCCATATACTTGCTGTCTAATGCTCTACTAATAAAGGGTGCTAATGCTAATGCACCATATGTCATTAACATGCTGTTGTGGAATCCAATGAATAGATCGCTCACAAACATAACTGCTAATGGAAACAAGAATGCTAAATTGTTTTTACTTAGGTATGGTGTTAGTACTGCTAAACCTAATAGAGGTTCACTGTTTGGTGGTAATGGTAAAAATCTACTGACTACTAATGCACCAAATAAAATTAAACCTGCTTTAATTGTGTTGTTCATGTATGTATTTATTACCTTTTTAGATTACTTGTTATTGTTTACGAAGTCACTGTCAGCAAATGCAACTCGCTTACGCAAACTGCTTGAACTAAATGAATGATCTCTGCCGTTGTAAATAATCTTGCTACCACGTTGTTTAGCAATGTCCTTGCCTGTAAAGTCTTTGTTTTTGTATTCGTCACCCAGTATGCGAACATCAATAGGTAGTGTTAGTAACAAGTCCATTAAGTCCTGCTCTGTGTTGTAGATAACAATTTCATCTACATATTTAACTGCCGCTAATTGTATTTGTCTTTCAACAATGCTTTGTACTGGTTTGTTCTTCTCTGGTCTATCTTCTGTGGGGTCGTTTTGTAAGCCAACAATTAAAAAGTCACAATGTCGTTTTGCTTCTTCTAACATTGTAACATGTCCTGCATGTAGTAAATCAAATGTGCTACAAGTGAATCCTATCTTTCCGCAGTCTTTGTAATGTAATTTCATTTGCTAAAACCTAATACCTCGTTTGGTGGAACATTATCGTGTACAAATCCAAATATACGTTTGATGTGTTCCAAATCTTTTTCATCTCTCAAACTGCATAGCTCATTGGCAAAATGCAATTCTACATTACAATCCAGTGCCTTCTGTAATAATTCATGACGTTTAAATGGATTGTCTGGTAAACAGTATATACTACAAAGTACTATTCCGTCAACCTTTTCCAGGCCAATATATTGTTCAAGTCCTGGCATGAGATCGAAGTATTCGTTTTCAAATTGATAGTCGTTGATTTTAATGCCGTGTTTCTCGCAATAGTCATTAATAACTCTACGTTGCATAGGCAATGGTAATTCTTTACTCCACTTGCTGTTCCAACCAGCATAACTAATCCATACCTTGTCAGTGTCGATTGGTCTGTTATCTGGTCTTTCACCTGGGAAACGGAAATAGCCTCCAGGTAATTTTCTATGGTAATCACCGCCCTTAATTAATATCCTACCGTCCATGCTCCAACGTGTGATATCTGTGTCATTGTTGATATTACCATGTACAATTGTTTGATCAAATAAGTGAGATTGACCTGGTTCAAGTGTAACAGGCCAACAATGTTTAACACATTCTTTTTGTAATTTATCGTAGTCCCAATCCTCTCTGATTGAATCGTGTGTTATACGTTCTGACACATCACGTTCAAGCATCTGCATACTGTTACTCTCATAACATTTTGTGAATGGTGTCCATATAGTTCTAAGTCCTAAACCATTACCAACCCATACACCTTGATGGAATGCAAGTAGCCTACCTGCCTTTGCTTGGTCTGGTATAACCATTCTGATTGTAAAGAAACGTTGTACCATCCATTCGTCGCTGTCGATTAGATCTGGAACATATTGTGTATAGAATGCATCAACTCTATCCATGAACTCTGGTCTATCACAAGCAAATTGTAAATGTCTACCTAATTCACTTATTTGAATTGGTGTTAATACTTTGTGTATTGTTTCAAGTGTTTCTATTTGTGGGAATTTTTCTTTAGCAACATCGAGCCAAAAAGTGGGCCAATCGTGTGTTTGTAAGTCATAATCAAGTGTTTTATTGTTCCACTTAGGGTCAAAGTAATGCATTAAAATAGTCCTATTATTGTTTGGTCAATTAGATAAATACTTATGTAAAAATTCAACTTAGGAGTACTTTAAGTGGCAGAACATAAAGATTACGGACTGGCAGGTTCAGGCAGAAGTTTACAACTTGGTAAACAAGGCCCTAAACTTGTTGGTAATGCAGATACAAGTGTGTTTGTCTTTACTTCAGAAGACGGCACAACTTTAACAAGAGCTCAAGGAGCAAATGCTACAACGGCCTCCGACTTAGTTACTAAGGCACAATTAGATGCACTTAGTAGCACAATATTAAGTGACGGTTTCAACCTACAACTTGGTGACATCTCAACAGAAGGAGATGCAAGTTGGACAGATGGAGCAGTACAAACATTAACTAATACCACAACTGTTTCAGAAGGCTTAGATAAGATTAATGAAGCATTAGAAAACGTTAGAAACAATACCTTTGTTAAGAGTGTTGATTTTTCAACTAACGTGACTTCAGGTGGTAATCCTTTAAGTGTAACATTATCAACAAGTGTTGTTGGTAGTGCAAACAGATACACTATTGCATGGGGAGATGGCCAAACAACTACTGCAACATCAGACAGTACTCCAAGCCATACATATACTGACAATACTAATTCACCATACAGTGTAACCGTAACAGCATTTAATGTTAGTGGTTCAGGCGAAGGTAGTACTGCAAGTACAACAAAAGACAATTTCATAACACTATACACTGCAACGCCAGTAGCAGACTTTGATCTGTATGCGGCTTCAAGTGGTGGTAGTGCATTAACTGGTAACAATAGACACATTGATGCTGGTGAAACAATATACATTGAAAATACAACATCAAATTCAAGTACAGCAACATGTACATACGAAATTAGTTGGGGGGATGGCTCCGCCAATACTTCAGTAGCATCTGGAGAGGCTGGAGACGTAGGACAATCACGAGTAAGTCACACATATTCTGCAGATAGTGGCTTCTCGTCCTACACCATTACAATGCAACAAACAGCTCATAACACTGCTGATCCAGGTGAAGTTGGTTCAACTACATCAGACTCAATTAAAGTTTACGATCCAGCAGAAGCGGCTCCAAACAATTTAAGTACAAAGACATTGGTATTAGACGAAAGCAGTTCAGGTTCAAGTCCAAAACTTGCTGTAGGCTTTACACAAAACTTTAATGCATCAAGTTCAAGTGCAGGTGATACTGTAACAAGAATTACATCCAGCAGTGGTGGAACATATATTGAAGCAAGTGCAGATGATTCATATTCATATGATGGTGATGACGGTGACATTAAAGTGTTTGACGGTGACACTGAAGCAGGTTCATTAACACTTGCTACAGCAGGTGACGGTGACACTGATGCTAACGTACAATTAATTAACAAGAGTGATTATAACTTATTAACCAGTTCGGGTTCAAGTACAAGTTTCAGTAACAGTATTTACACACCAAACTTGTACAAAGGATTCAAGCCAAGAGCAAGATTTACGAACTCACAAGTAGCAACTGGTGTACACGAAATTAAATTAAGACATGACTTTGACGGTTCAGAGCATAGCACAAATACAGTAAAATTTGTGAAAGATGATATGACAAGTAGTCCAAGTATTAGCACAACTGGTGCAACATTAGTTGAATCAAGTGCAGGAACACTTGCATATGAATCAGGTATTCCTTACTACACAAACAATGCTACATTAACATTGTCAGGACTAACTGTGCAGAACTTAACAGGTCAAACATATAAGAATACATCAACTCCAGTAGACCTCACTAACGGTACTAACTATGAAGGCACATCAGGTAGAACTGTGAATAACCAAGGTTATTCATATGCACAGATTGACGGTACAAGCTCAATGTTAACTGGTAGTATACCAAATGTTAACGTAGGTGTATCAAGTGCATACAGTTTAGGTGACTTATCAGTTAATGTAAATGGTGGACAAACTGGTGTAGAACAAATTAAGGTGAGAGTAGAAAATGTTAACGGAACATCTTCATACTCAGAAATCACAGACAAGAAAATACAAACCAAGAACAGTAGCAGTGGTGTTAGCGAAATCATTCCAGTAGCAGACAGTTTAGGTGCTACACATGATGATGACGGTAAAAGAATTACAGGCTTTGGTGGTTCAGACGATACACCAACTTTCAGTAGTTCAACTAATTACTATACAGCAAACGCATGGAGCGGTGCTGTAACAGTTGCAGGAACATCAGAAGCAATAACACGTTTTGGTGACTTAGCTCACTTTAACACTGATTTAAGTACAGGTTACTTGCCAGTAGGGCCAGACTTATCTGGAAGAAGTGGAGATCAATACTTTACTTTTGCATTTAGAAGAACCACAATGGCTAACTTTGATATCACACTAAGTGGTTCAATTAGCGGATTATGGGTTGCGGCTCCAGGCACTGACATAGATGACACCAGTACAATTAACGGTTGGATAGATTCAAGTATCACTTACGGTGGTGCTGGTACTCCAGGTGCTGATACAGGTGCAGGTGGTAACGGCAGTAACGGTTGTGCATTTACATCAGGTGATAGGATACCAACAAGTGGTTCATCAAGTGGAACTTACACAATGACATTAGGTGATCAGAACGGTACAGGTGCTACAGGTAATAACATTCTTGTGAGAATAAAACTTGAGTCAGGTGACTCATTAACAGCAGTGAGTATATCATAATGGCAATATCAGACAGTCAAAAGGTCGATTTACTTTGGAAGAAGGTAGGTTTTAGTAAGGCTAAAACTGATACCAATGCAAATAAAAAGGCTCCCAACGAAGCAATTGTTTCAGAAGCAATTATTAGACCATCACAGATATGGAACCAAAGTGCTTCGATACCAGTTGTAATACCTTCTGCAAGTTCAAGCCTTGTAACTGTGTACTCCGATACATTAAGTAACACTGTAGAGTGTACAGAAGATGCAACATCAAGTAATAACAGAACGTGGAAAGCAGGTAGTACAAACTGGATACCACCTCTATTTGGTGCTACATATCAGTTGAAAGTATACGCATCTACATCAGGTGACAGTTCTCCACAAACTAACGGAACACAATTATTTGAAACTGGTTCCGGCAGTGACGACCAATGGTTCTTTGACTATCAATCAGGTACACTGAACTTTATTGGTAATAACTTACCTACTGCAATTGGCACAAGTACAAGTAATGTAATTTACATCAGTGGTGCAAGATACTCAGGTGCAGTTGGTTTAGCAGATGATGGTGCAACTCAAACATATCGTAAGTCATCATTAAGTGCTGTGTACTCAGACAGTGCTATTGCAACTGGTGACATCATTGAAGTAGCAGATAACGGTGACGGTGAATATGCTGTATACCTTGCTAAACAAGATAACCCAACATCAACAGGACACTTAACATTAATTAGTTCTAAAGACAGTGCAGGCGCCGATGCCGCTACGTTGAGTGCTAACATACATGAATCAAGTGGTACAGTAACACTTGGAGATTTAAGTGCTACATCAAGACCATTAAGTGTTGTATTAGATGTTACTACTGCATTTGACGGTACAGGTTATTCAATAAGTGTTGGTGACGATAACGATAACGAAAGATTAATGACAAATGCTTATGTTGACTTAGGTGAGACAATAACGTTTATTACTAATCCAAACTATGTATATCAGAATGCCTTAGATGCAGATAATACTCTTAAAGTGTATGTAACTCAGGGAACTGCAACACAAGGTAATGCTACAGTATTAGTCAGTTATATGTAATTTAACTGGTCGATTGTAACGCAATTCGTCAGAAGCAAAATCCTCATAATAAACAACATCATGTTCATAGTGCTTGATTATTTTTTCTAATTGAGCATTTTGATTAGTAATAAAATTAGCATACTCTTCATATACGCCTTTAGCACAATGTATTGTTACTTCGTCTTCAAATTCATCATGCCACCCTGCTTTATTAGATCTACCTAACAGTTTAGCAACCACATAACTTTTAATCTGTGCATCAGTATCTTTACGTTTAATAACTGTGAGTTTACTTAAACCAAGTATCTCGTCAAATATTTTTCTGCATGTGCTGTGATGTCCTGCAGGTTCAAGATTGTTTATGTGGTAAGGAAATACTTTGCCGACAACTGACTTTGATGTGATAAAATAACTGAGATTTTTTACCTTTTGATTATACGAACATTGCTCGTGTATAAACTCATCAAGATTTTCACATTGTTCTTGTTTAGCAAGATTTTCACAATACCATGTGGTGCCACACCTATAATTACTTAATACAATATGTTTCATAATACATATTTAGTATTAAACAGCATATATAAATATAATTATGATCTTAACTAAACGTATCACGTTCGATGAAATACTGCCAATATGGAAAGATAAACTGTGGCCAGACAGAGAAAGTGCCATAGAACCAATGAGTGCAATGACGTGGCCTTTTGATGGCGACCCTGCTCCAATCGATATGGCAATATTTGACTATACTCCTACATTCTGGGGTGTGTACATAGATGATAAACTTATTGGTGTTAACAGTGGTCACCGTACAACAGATGAGGCATATCGTAGTAGAGGCATTTGGGTAGATCCTGCACATAGAGGTAAACGCATTTCACAAACATTGTTTGCCTTGCTCACACATCAAGCACAAATAGAAGGTTGTGATAAAGTATGGAGCATTCCACGTAAGAGTGCGTTACAGGCTTATACCAATGCTGGCTTCCAAACTGTGGGTGACTTTATAGAAACAGAAACATCAGAAGCAAATATCTACGCATACAAATTTTTGTCATAAAAAAAGCAACTAAAAAGTTGCTTCTTTATTAATCTGTATCTTTATTCAGAAACTACTTCAACGCCTTGTAAATATGCTAACAATGTTTGAGCATCGGATACTTCAAACGGGTCGCCTTCTGCATTATCGCCTAAGCCTGGTTCAATAAAGAATTGTTCAACAACACCGTCATTAACAACCATGCTGTATCTCCAACATCTCATACCAAAACCAATATTAGTTTTATCTACAAGGAATCCCATTTTACGTGAAAATTCTCCTGCTCCATCTGGAATAGGTTTTACTTTTTCAATGCCCTGTGAACCCATCCATGAGTTCATAACAAATGTATCATTAACACTTAAACAATAAATTTCGTCGACGCCTTCTTTGAGGATATCATCATATGCATCTTCGTAACCTGGCAAGTGTGTACTTGAACAAGTTGGTGTAAATGCTCCGGGTAATGAAAACAGCACAACTCTTTTGCCAGCAAATATATCTCTGGTTGTTAAGTCTTTCCAAGCAAAGCCAGGTGCTTCATCGATTGATATTCTTGTTTTGAAAGTAACTTCTGGTACTTTAACTACAAACATTTATTTCTCCGTGTATATGTGTATGTGCGAATATTTATTATTAAACTTCATCCATGTCAATTTTTAATGGATGATTACTGTGTCTTGCTAACGTTGATGCTTCATAAACTTTTTGTTCTGCAACTTCAAAGTTATATGTGCCTGCAACTGCTGAACCTTCTTCGTGAATAGCCATTGTTATTTGTCTTGCTTTGTCTAAGTCTTTGTTAAACACTTCAATTAACAATTGGATAACAAACTCCATAGGAGTGTAGTCATCGTTCATAAAGATCACATTCCATTGTTTAGGATATGATAGTTTAGTGCGTTCTCTTGTTGATGCTTTAGTTTGTGCCATAATAGTTTTTCTTAGTTGGGAGGAATTTATATCCCTCCCATTATTTAATAAGGATTCTATGAAATGTCAATAGATTGTGGTTTCATTGCTTCTGGAATATTCCTAAACAGTGAAATTCTCAATATACCATCCTCGAGGCTTGCCTTCTTCACTTCTACATATTCAGCAAGTTTAAAGGTTCTCACAAAATTGCGTTCAGCAATTCCTTTGTGTAAGTACTCTTTTTCATCTGAGTCAAGGACTTCAGACTTGCCTGTTATTTTAAGTGTGCCATCTTCGAGTTCAATATCAATATCTGTTTTCTTAAAGCCTGCTACTGCAAGTGTAATCTCATAGATATCATCATTGTCTTTGCTGATGTTGTAAGGCGGGTAACCTGTTTGTGCATTGGTGAAACCTGGGTCATTGAAGAACTCGTTGACCAAACGGTCGAAACCAATTGAGGATTTAAATAGTGGGGTTAATGTTTCGGTCGTGAAACGTAATTGCTTTGTCATAATAATCTCCTTTAGTAAGCAAGTTAATTTAAACTTTTAAAACCCGTATGGCGAATTAAAAGTTCGCGGAGTAGAGCGGCATTCGTTAGTGTGTGTCCTGTCGCTCTATTCTACTTGATTGCACTTGTAAGTTGTCTTCATGTTGCCATTTAGATTCTTTTAGTGGGCAATCCCAAAAAATAATGTATTTGCATATAGCAGTTACATCATTCTAAACTTGGATGAATAAACCCGAGCACTTTTGAAGACCTACATTTAAAGGCCCGTGCTCTTTTGAAGATTTAATCTTCCGGTGTTCCAAATTATACTCGAAAGTATCAAAGCAGTTTTACATACTCTGTTAGTTTGCAACGTACAATATTGCGTATACAATAATTATATGTCCAAGTATTGCTACTTGTAGGAATACACCTTTTCAATATAACTTTGTATTGCTAATATTGTAATTTTATTTATCATCTTAAAACCACTCATAGGGTTTTTTTGGTAAAAATTTATATAAATTCCCAATTTTTCTCAGAATGTTTCATTGATGTCTTTGGTAATTCATTTAAGAATGTTAAATTAAACACTGCTAAGTCTTCTGCAGTTTCAAATTCAGCAGTAACAGTTAAGCCTAATCCGTAACCGTCTGGTTCTAAATGCTTAGTAAAATCTACATTACATTGTTGATCTTCTACCCAGTTACGGTATTTCCTAATGGTGTTGTGTATTGCTCCATCCATTATCCATTCGTAATCTGCATCGTCACTGACTTTACTTTTAATTATATTTGTTATGTAGTTAGCCAATTAAATAATACTCCACAATTAATGTCCTCACAAATAAAACTATGCCTACACCATTCAACATTATTAACGCTCTGTCTCTCCACAGTAGGCCAACAATCATCCAACCTGTAACGCCAATTAAACTTAGTATGGTATCGTAAAATTGCAAGCCTTCTATGCCTCGCATACTCATACTGCTAAGAATAAAACAACTTGCTATCCATTTAACGTACCAACTTATGTCGTACTTTGGAGTTGCACTTTTATATATTCTTTTACTGTTTTCCAATTCCTTCGGGTCAAATTTTGACATTTAAAATATCCACTGTATAAGTAGAACTGTGATAATACCTTTAGCAAAGGCTAACCATAATGCGGTATAGTCGCTGATGTTGATATAATCTATAACTTGCCACGTTAGTTTTTCATGCCATTTAAAAAACTTCTTATATTGTGATGCTAACATTTTTTGCATTTCAAACATTTTTACTCCTTTGAAATATTATCTGTGCCACTTGGCGGATTACGATCAGTGCCTAACGAACCTTCGTGATCTTTAGTCTTTTCCCAAACAAGTCCATCGGGCCTTGCACGGTGAGGGAATTCATCTCTGGTATCGCCTTCGAGACCAAGATCGGCATCATCCTTCTTGCCAAAAATTGCGTCCCAATTATCTCTGCCTTGCTTGGACAACGTACCCTTGGTTCTAATAGAATCACCAGTGATATCGTTCTTACTCGTCATGGTGCCTTCCTCTGATAGTTTGGTACTTTTGCCTTAGATGACGCATGTGAGCATAGTAACTACGTTGTATCTTTGCTCTTATTCTTTTAATAATTTTTCTCTTAGACCTTGCCTTTTCAGACTTGGCTATTCTCTCACCTCTGGTTTGATCTTTTTCCAATTCAGTCATTGTATTCTCCAATCTATCGGTCATTATAAATTCTTATAAAATGCTCTTCACCTTTAGATACGTTTTCTATCCAGTTTGTGTCAGCATCTGAATCTGCACTGTCACTAACATACTTAAAACATTTGAAACTTACTCCAGCAGTTTGACATGCTTTAGCAATTGCAAATGCTTCCATGTCTACTACGTGTGCTGGTATTTCTAAATTAGGATCAGTGACAAAGTTATCACCTGTACTACATGTATATCCTACGCCATTGTTTATTACATTTGGTTCTGTTGGTATCATTACTTCTAACGCAGGAGGACATTTACCTTTGTCACGTTCAACAAAATTTAACATTTCGTGGCATCCTGACTCTAACAATATACCACCTGCTGTGCCAAAGTTCCACACTGTTCGTGGATTAAGTCTTTCAATAATTCTTGCGGCCTGTAGTGCGGCATTAACTTTACCTACACCTGTAAAATACACATTATCCCATTTTGCCATTTCTGGCGCTTCTTGTTCTAATGCAATTAAAATTACGTCTCTCAATTTACTCCCCTTCGAAGTCTATCAGTGTTTCGACATTGTATCCGTCATATTCTAATGATTCTGTACCATCTAAGTCAGGTAAATTAATCACTGCTAAAATAAGTATGTTATCTTTACTAATGCCAAACTCTTCATGTACAAGTTCTGCACATGCCTTTGCTGTACCACCTGTTGCTACTAAATCATCTACAATAACAACTTTGCCTTGTATTGGAGATACTTTTTGTATGTGGATTTCTGTTTCACCATACTCTAATGAGAATGCTTTGCTGTATGTATCGTTAGGTAATTTACCAGGCTTACGTGCAAGTATAAGTGGTAGCATTGCTTCTTCGGCAATGGGTGTACCAAATACAAATCCTCTGCTTTCTATACCTACAATACAATCTGCACCAAACATAGCACTGCGTGATTTTAGTTCTGTCATTACACTTTTAAATGCCCATGGCTTTTCGAGTAGACTGGTAATGTCTCTAAACTGTATGCCTGGGATCGGATGATCGAGAACTGTTCTAATTGATTTTTTGATTTCGTCTGAATTAAACATGTTTATATTTAGTACTGGTCCTTATCCCAATTGGCTATCATTTGGAGCAAATTATCTACTTCTGGATCATTCAAGTATCCAACAACATCATCAAATACTGTCATGTTGGCATTTTCTCTGATGTAGTACAAGTCGTCACCTTTAAGTAGAGCAACTTCCCATAAGCCTTTGTTAGCACCATAAGAATACTGATGTCTAATAACACTTGCACCATAACCATTAACGAAATGCCATGTTTTCTGTTGACCACCATGATTTGGAGTTTCTGTATACTCCGCTACTCTGTGATCATTCTTGTTCATGTTTGTTCTCCTGGAACCATTTTAAACTGCATTGTGCATCACAAAAGATATTTTTCTTATCTGGTGTGTGATATTTAATTGCAGGTAATGGAACATTCTGTCCGCATGTAGCACACGGTAATGCTCTCATCTACGCATCCTTGCAATATCAACAGCCTGTGTGGTGCCTTTCATTACTGGTACTGCGTTAGACTTATGCATTGTGGCAATGCCTGTTATAAGGTCGCCTGTGTACTTCATAGGCTCCTTCTTTGTGCCTCTGCTCATACTGTCGGTGTTAAATGTACCAGCCTTCATTTGCTCTTCCATTGCAGAAGGATAGTGCTTTGTTTCACGATATGCAGAGTTTTGTGTGCTGGTGTCCATAGGCTTAAATGCTTCTCTACTACGTGGGTCTACTTTAGGTCGAATGCCATGGCAGTAATCAACATACTGTTCGAATGTTAATTTTGGCTCACCAATACGTTTGCATATTCTGTTATGCTCAATCATGCCCCTTTCCCACTTGGCAACGTTTGCCTTAGTGTATTTGGGTGCATACTTCTTATTACGTATGGTTGTCATGCCCTGTTGAAGATGCATAGTCATATACGGCCACCTCTCGTTCTAACCTAATTTAGTCTATTATTATAGCAAATTGTAGTAGTTTGTCAACCGTTTATTACAAGACTTGCAAGTAATAATAGTATAGAGATGGAGCCTAAGAATGCAAAGCCTACTGCTATTGCTGTTATGAGGATCTGTGAGGGTGTTACAGTGTTGTTATGTGACTTACCTACACCTATTAGTAATCTAAATGTGTTTCTAAAATAAGACACTGTTTAGGGCAAACACGGCTAACATGGAAAAGAATACCACTATCTGTATGACTGCCGGTATAACCACAAACAATTGCATAGGGCTGAAGTCTCCTTTCATAAAGTAGTCTGTTTCAAACCACTCTGCTTGTTCTTCAGGTGTTGCGTCTCTTACTTGTAAGGTATTGGTGTCCATGGTGCTATCCAGTATTTGTAAAAAGTTTTTAAAAGTTTGTTCATGATTTGTATTCGTGTTCTGCCTGAGCAAAGTCTCTTAATGCACGATTTATACCAGCACCACTGTCAAGTGTGTGTAATGATACAATTAAAAAACTGTAGAATAATACTCTTGCATTAAACATTATAAGCTCGGAGAAACACTTATTATCGATAATAAGAAAACCGCGGCAAGCACAACCAATTCTGCATCATGTTTGACGCGGTTGAAATCTATTTTAAATCTGTGTTTCATTTTTTTCTAAGATTGGAGTAACATAAGAAATTATTATAATAACTTATACACGATATTTATGATGAAAAACAGATTACTTAATTATAAGCGGTTGTTTTGATCTATTCTGAAGATTTGCCTTCCCAATCTTTAATTGCTTTTTTGATTGAGTCTTCTGCTAACACTGAACAGTGAATTTTAATTGGTGGTAAATCCAATGCCGCGGCAATATCTTTGTCTTTGATTTGCCTTGCTTCTTCCATTGTTTTACCTTTTAACATTTCTACAAACATAGTTGAACTTGCAATTGCACTACCGCAACCGTATGTTTTGAACATAACATCTTCTATGCGATCATTGTCATCAAGTTTAAGTTGTAGTCTCATTACATCACCACATGCTGGAGCACCGGTCATGCCAGTTGCTACCTTAGGATCAGTTGGATCAAACTTACCAACGTTAAACTTCTTAGGATTTGATAATACGCCTTTGAATCTTTTTGTTACTTCTTCTGAATATGCCATAATGTTATTTATCTTTTTTTAATGCATGTATTCGTCCCAATCGAATGCGTCCATATCAACACCGTCTTGGTACATGTCCCACAATGGGGATAGTTCTCTTAATTTCTCAACTACATCGAGCAACGTATCTGCTGTTTGGTCAATGTCTTCGAGCGTGGTTTGTCTTCCGAAACTGAATCGTATACTGCTGTGTGCTAACTCGTCTGCTCTGCCTAATGCACGTAATACATAACTTGGTTCAAGTGTTGCACTTGTACATGCACTACCGCTACTAACAGCAACATTTTCTAAAGCCATAATCAAACTTTCGCCTTCAATAAAGTTAAAACTGACATTTAAAATGTTTTTAACTTTGTGATCAAGACTGCCGTTTAAGTATACTTCCTCAACTTCTTTAACTCTTTCTAACAAACGATCATGTAACATACCTACATGAGCTTTGTCTTGTTCGAATCGCTCTTGGGCAATTCTGTATGCTTCCCCCATTCCTACAATTTGATGTGTAGGAAGTGTGCCACTCCTATTTCCTCTTTCGTGTCCACCACCATGCATTTGTGCTCTGATTCTTGCACGTGGCTTACGTCGAATATACAATGCACCTACGCCTTTTGGGCCATATGTTTTATGTGCTGATAAACTCATTAAATGTACAGGAAGTTCTGCTAAGTTTATTTCTACTTTGCCTGTGGCCTGAGCCGCATCCACATGGAACATAATTTTCTTATCAAAGCATAACTTACCAATACCTTCTATGTCGTTAAGTGTACCAAGTTCATTATTGATAAACATAATACTTACAAGTATTGTATCTTCTCTGATTGCTTCAGCAATCATGTCTGCTGTGATTATACCATCTTCGTTAGGTTCAAGATATGTAATCTCAAATCCATCACGTTCAAGTTCTCTGCAAGGATCAAGTACTGCTTTGTGTTCAATCTTACTTGTGACAATGTGTTTACCATTTGTTTCGTAAAATTGTGCTGTACCTTTGATAGCAAGATTATCTGCTTCAGTGGCACCGCTGGTGAATACAATTTCTCTTGGGTCAGCACCAATAAGGTCTGCTACTTGTTGTCTTGCTGTGTCAATTGCTTGATCAGCCTCCCAACCGAAACTGTGACTTCTACTTGCAGGGTTTCCAAACTCGCCGTCAAATGTGAGGAATTTGGTCATTAACTCTGCAACATTTGGGTCGCAGGGTGTAGTTGATGCGTAATCTAAGTATATTCTTTTCATATTAGTATTTATTATCTATTAGGTTGTTGTTTTTTAATTCATGAAAAAGCCATGAATGCATGTGTTCGCCTGGGTGTCCGTGATCTGGATAATATTTTGATTCCCTCATGTAGTCCATTACTGTTACAGTGTTATTTTTTTCGTTGTGTGACAATACGTCCATTTCTAATATGCTATACCCATATGCTGTTGTAGGAAGTGGTCCCATCTCAGAGAAATCATCTTTGTTAAAAAATTCCTCTATCCACCAACGTAATTGATAGTCTGGCTTATATTCCATTATGTTATTAATAGAATCTTCAATAGGTGTTAGGCCGCCTATTACAACTAATTTAGATTTGGGTAATAATTTCTTTAGTTTATTAAGTTTATGATATGTCTTCTCAAGTAACTTATCATGTGGTAAAACTTCACTTATTATGTCTGTTGTGCCATTGCGAATATAATCTCTTACAGGATCTGATTGGCAAAATATTATGAGGTCAATGTTTTGTTCTGGTGTTAGTGTCATTAATGCATCAGAAAGAAGTTGATCATTGCCATAACCGTTTATTGCAAAATTTATAATAGAATGACCTTCTGCTTCTAATAAACTTCTAATATGAATTTCTGGTGGTGCACCTGGAGTATCGATATCACTGTTTCTAAGATTCTCTTCATAATAATAGTTTGGTACAAGCCAACTACAACCAATTAGCATTATGTCCATATTATTTTGTCATTTAACCATCTTGCAAACCATTCGTGACCACTTTCACTTAGGTGTGACGCATCATCGGGGGAATGTTGTATTTGACTCCACATTGATATTAATTCAGGGTGTGTTGCTATATCCTTGCCTTCTCTAAATAAACGTGTGAGTCCCATCTTTTCAAAATTATCTGGATGAAAATAACTGTGTGGGTGGAGAACTGTGTAACGTATGTTTTTACTTTCAAGGAATGACATAAGCATAGCAAGTCTGGTCCAAGTAATATAAGTATCAGCAGTGATATCCACTGTTGCTTCTTCTATGCTTTTTTGAACCAGCTCATCCGTTTTGTTTTCTTGCCACGTCCAACTGTGCATTTTAAAACGGCCCCACCTAAAATCTTTTACTGTGTTATCTACAAGATCATTCAATGGCATACTGTCCCAAGGATGTATGGCTTTAATGTTAGGATTGCTTTCTACTGGTGTTTCTTGTTGTGTAATGAATACACTGTGATCAAATGTTGTTTTGCCAATTCTTGTGTGCGTTAAATAATTTGAGAATACTTCTTTTCTTTCAGGTGATGTAAGTTGAATAATTACATGATCGTTTTCATTAATCTTATTTAATAAAACGTTTGTAACTATTAATCGCATACTGCGATCATTACTGCCACATCCACCTGCAAGATGTAAATAGTCTATATTTAATAATTTTGATAAATGGTCGCCGTAGCACTCTTCTACAAGTGTTCTGTCAGAAAAACTGCAACCTGCTACAACCAGTTTGGGCACTACGCAAAATCCTTCAACATCTTGCTAAGTTCTAATGCATGTTGCTCCTCTTGGCCTATTTGTCCTCTGGCATATTCCTCAAGCATGATACTTGCATCCGCTACTTCCATTAGCAGTTCTTTGTATTTTCCTACAGCACGTACTTCGTGTTCTAAACTTTCAGTGAGTATTTGATTAACACTGTGATCGTGATTTTCTTCTATCTTTGCAATTTTCTGACTTGGGTGTCCACCAAATCCTGTGATGTATTCGCCTGCTTGTAAGGCATGTGCTAAACTTTCGTTTGCCTGTTCCTGTAGGAATGCTACAATAGGTATCCTGTTAGGACCGCTAATCATTAATGAACTGTGTGCATACCTTACCACACCAGCCATTTCCAATTCAACTATTTCATTTAATAGTTCGCATACTTTCTGTGTGTTTAATTCTCTCATTGTTTACTCGTCGTCGTTTAAAATTGTTAATATTATAGTTCCGATAACCATAATGCATATCAGTAATACTAATTCGTACATTATTCGTCCTGATTTTTTATTACTACCCAAACTACCAGTAAAGTAAAAAACATTCCTGCAAATACATATTCCATACTATTCTCCGTCGTAATATTCAAGACGCTCTATGTCGTCTTCTGTTGTTTCTTCGCCGTACTGTATTTCTATTATATGGCAAGGTACTTTACCTTTGTTTACAATCTGATGCCATGCTTTTGCTCT